CAACCTGAGTTTTTAGATAAGCGTCAAGTGCAAACAACTGTCGCTCATGAGGATTCTTCGTACAATCAACAAACGAATCATATGAACCCTGCCCACTATGATATGGGCCCTGTGTCTGGAATGCAATCCCCTTTTCAAGTAAATCAATATAAAGCATATGTCCAATAAGTATCCAATGAAGCACGCGCATGTATCGAATCTATTTCGAAACACACAGCAGCCCTATAAGAAAAAGAAGATACCCAAAGCACTCCGTGAACAAGTTTGGATTTCGCATATGGGAGACCAATTTACAGCGAAATGTAAAATCCACTGGTGCCAAAATAAAATTAACGCCTTTGATTTCCAGTGTGGTCACAATATACCCGAAAGCAAAGGTGGAAAAACCAATGTTCAAAATCTAATCCCTATATGTGGACGATGCAATATTAGTATGGGGAACCAGTATACGATTGACGAATGGAACCGTAAGTTTACAGAACCAGCTCCTCCTCGTCGTTCAAAGTGGTTACAATGTTTTTATCGCAAACAATAAGATGACTGTATGTATTGTCACTATGTTTTTTGATTTGTCAAAATCTTTGGATAAAACGTTATCTACTCGTCCTATTGATTTTTATATTCAAAATGGTAGACCTACTTTGGAATTAGATCATCCACTAGTTATATTTTGCGATGAAGAAACTAAACCTTTGTTAGAACCTATTCGTGGTAATCGGTCAACAACCTATATTGTTAAATCTATATTTGAATATGATTATGTGAAATCATTATTACCTATTATAATCAAAAATAGAGAAACTCATCCATCTTGTGATATTCGAAATACACCATCCTATTTTTTGCTTACGTTTTTTAAATGTATATCATTACATTTAGCAAAACAACAAATACAGGCAGATACATATATGTGGCTTGATTTTGGAATTAGTCATATTGTGCGTGATTTTCCAAACGGATTATGGCCTATTCTAAATAACCCACGTCCAAAAATTGGACTATGTTATGTTCATTATCGTAGCAAACAAGAATTATACCCTATGAAGAAATATTTAGCACATGGAGGATATTGTGCTATAGCAGCTGGAATGTTTACAGTTGAAAGTAACTTTGTTGATAAGTTGTATATGGAAATGATGTCTATATTATATGAACAAGTTGGACAAGGAATAGGGCATAGTGATGAACAAGTTATGATTTATGTATATGATCGTCATCCTGAATGGTTTTCATTATTCTTTGGAGACTATTATTCGTTGATAACAAACTATCATCATGGAAAAGAAGACAAACAATCTATACAAACCTTTTTCATTCAAAATGCAATGCAGGATAATCGCAATGATTTAGCAGAACAAGCTAAAAACTATATGGTATAATTGAATCGTTGTGTTCGGCAGGTAACCATTTTATGGGGAATGTATGTTCAAGATCAGCCCAAATGTTCACTTCCCATGTAAATTCTGGCAATCGTTCGAGTATTCTTCTTTGACAAGATAACAAAAAAGGATGAATAAGATCTTTATGTGCAACTACAAATCCTCCTGCAAATCGCCAACAAACTCCAAATAAATAGTTTTCATAAGGCATTATAGCTGGCCAAATACCGGACATATATACCCCCTTTTTATCGGGTATTTCAAGTTTTTTTAAACGTTCTAATGTTGTTTCTGGAGTTTTGAATACATGTACAATACCGAAATCAATCCATGCAAACCATTCTGTTTGAAATGGATTTATTTGTGAAGCTTTATAAAGAAACTCTGGTTTAGAGTTTTGTATCATCATATATTCTCGTGTATTATCTTTTCGGAATTTGGAAAGTGTAACATCTTTTGGAATATGAGTGGATACCCAACATTCTTCTAAAGAAATCGGATATACAACTACATTGGATGGAAATGTCCAATCGAACTGTTTATCTAAGAATAAAACAATAGATATATTTGTTTCCACCAGTTTATCAAAATAACATTTATACTCTTCAGCAGTACGCTTCATAAAATCTCCTTTTATGAAAGAAGATACATACGTAATCATTAGTTAATAAATAGTTTATCTATGTAACTACTTTTTCCGCAATAAACATTTCATTCCATCCATTAATCGGTAAAATACGGTATCCAATCGATTCAATATAGGAAAATAAACTTGTTCGTAGTTGGGCAGCCGGAATACCTTCATGTTCACGATTGACCCAAGATTCAAATAATACAGACGGATAGTTATTCTGTTTTAATGTTTCCGTCATTCCTCGAAAGACTTGTTCTTCGTATCCTTCTACATCAATCTTAATCAACCCAATATTGGTAAAGTTAAATGAATCTAGAGTATGAATAGGAGTTTCACAAGGGATTCCATCAGTTCGAAGACAGGAGTTACCACCACCATCTTCGTTACGTATATAGATATTTGTTTTCCCATTTATATCTCCAATCGCTGTTTTATGCGTTGTAATTTTATTATCAACATTATGAAGAGCAATGTTACCACATAAAAAGTTATACGTACGAGGAGTACACTCAAAACTATGAACATGTTTACAATGTTTCGCAAACGGTAAACTCCAGGTTCCTACATGGGCTCCAATATCGATGAAATATTTTGTTGGATCCATAAGAGTTAAGGCCCAATCAATCAACTGGCGTTCATAAATTCCTGTATTTGCGAAATCATACGCAATTGTTTTTTCCGGAAAAAGCAACCCATCCGAATCAAGTTTTTGAAAGACAGGAATACTACTACGTAGAGAATATTCTTTGAGATAGTACATTATATATCCATTGTCGCTATCTCTTTAACTGGTTGTAGATTTAAAAATTTTTGCATATCATAAAAATCATTTTGTTTCAGATAATGACATGAAATACAATCATTTGCATATTCAGGACGACAATCTGCATAAAAACCAAGACTAGGTTTATAAATGGCATTGCAATTTTTTGCCCAATGACCAAAACTTAAATCACTATAACGAGATACTAAAAGATTTTTATCTGAAGTAGTATTTGTATATTCTTTTATTTTTTTGAATAATGGGTTAGATACAATAAATCCTGCTCCGCCTGACATAAATTCCCAACCATCGTATCCTAAACGTCCTATATATAGAGGTTGTGATTTATCAAATGTAGATAAATATGCTTCTAAACGTTGAGGGAATATAAATGTATCATCATCTGCAAAAACAATCCAGTCTGCGTCTGTGGAATAGTGACGAACAAAGTTCATGAGTTTCGGAGGGCAACTTTCATAATCATCTCCTGTATTCCAACCCACCATATTCCATTCTGGACGAGTTTGGCATCCTAAAAATACATGACGTTGTATTTGCTTTAGCCATGTATCTTTTTGCCATTGACAACGTGTAGAAAAATAGTTGTCACACGTTAGAGTAACATATTGAATGTTCATTATATATCCAATGTTGCTATCTCTTTAACTGGTTGAACAGGTTTCGTACCATGTTTACGATGCTCCAGTACCTCTCCCCAAAAGGAGCTTAATCGTTCAATATGGTCAGATAACCATTTTGGATCACGGGCTACAAAATCTTCTTTAATCGATTGAAGTATCCAGTAGACCACTTGACAATCTTCGGGATGTTGTTCAACATCATAGACTACACGCCCATCGTCGTAGACACCAAAGCATCCTTTGGTTTGGGTAGATCGTATCCACTCATTCACACTCACTTGTTTGAAACGAAACTCTACATATTCACATTCATCGATTCCTGTACATTCCATTTGCATCTGCATTTGATGTACATAGGCCGGTGGAATCTCCGGCTTCTCAGCTCGGCTCATGGGACACTTGAATTCCACTAGTCGTCCATAACGTCGATCATCATTGCCCAAAGGAACAATAAGTCCATCTGGCGAAGCGCCCAAGAATGAGTATGTTGGATGTTGTACGCAAGATACATCGGTTATAATACAATTCGTCCGTTCTTCATAAATCTTTTTTGCTACGGGTTCAAATCGAGTTCCCCAAACTAAAGCAGGTATAGGATTCGGTGTAGATATATTCGATACAGGAGGCTCTAGTTTCTTCATTAACAGGTCTCGTCGTGATTCTTCCGTTTGAAATACTTTATAGACTTCTGAAGCCGTAATCATTTCACCACGTTTGGTTAACCATGCATTCGTTCGTTGGTCATTGTGTCCATACATACGTAAAACTTGTTCATAGCAGCGATCGCGTTTCCATAAGCGTCCTACTTCCCCTTGCATAAGTGTATCTACAAACGGAACAATGTGTCTTTTCAGGGCACTATAGGATAATTCAGGTTCAAGAGTTTTACAATACTGTATAAAGTGCTTTACACGTTTATGTAGATGCGTATACGGCCGATTATCCAGTAGCCAAACTTGTAAGGCATCTTCCATTACTCTTCTGTATTCTTTTCTTCCGAAAGCTCATTTTCTTTTTCTTTCCAATATATACTTCCTTTCGCAACACTTTCGGGAATCACAAACTCACCTTCAATCGTATATTCAACTTCGAGTGTACCTTGAAGTATTTTGGTTTCTTCCGTCATATCTTTCCACATTTGTTGTACGATAGTTTCAAGATTTTCGTTAAAGGGAACAACTTCTTCAATTTCAGCTCCACCATGTGGTTCGTAATCTGCAAGTGGATCCACATCGATAGGTGCTGTCCAAAAATCAGAAGGAAGCTCTTTGGGTTTTTCGGTATCCATTCTTATATATAGAGTAAAGCCATTTTCAATGAAAATAACTCAAATCAGTATGGATATTATCCGAAGCAAAGAAGATATGGTATTACAACGATTATCAGCCGTCTATAGCAATCCGAGTGTATTACAACGCGTTCAAAATATAGTCACTTCAAACTCACGAATCAGTTTACGATTACTGGATTGGTTGGTCACGAACTATGCGAAAAAGCACAATATTTCGTATCTTACGAAAACAGGACGAGATGTAAACATTTATCTACGGTACAAGGCGAATCTACGTGCCTATAGTAAAAAAATGTTCGACCCCTTTTGTCGATGGAAAAAGATTCAGTTTCAGAATATGAATACTACAGTAGGGCAGCTCAATTTCTTCCATTGGGTAATTGAAGATGAAGTGCTGGATTACCTAGAAGAGCACTACGATGAAGTACAGAAAGATATGGATGAATGTTCCATGACAATTAAACCGAATGATTCAGGACGACGTAAACGTCACGAGCTTTCACGTTCGGCGACGAAGGCGATATGTCATGCATCTACTCCAGTTTCGGTTAGCTTTGATTAAATTAAGACTACCTTCTATTCGTAAGAAAATACGAAACACTATCTTGAGTAGCGATAATGCTATCCTTACTCA